GTGGCGGGGAACTTACAAATTGGTTCGGCATACATATTCCTTTCTGCAAGGGATGTACGTCGATTAACAGATGGATGGGGGAAATAGTGAGTTATGCAGTTCCAGAGCCACCGAAGAAGAGGAGCCATTCTGATGGAAAACAAGAGAAGCAAGGGACGTCCCCGTCTCATTGACAACGAGGATTCGCGTCGCGTAACCCTCACCTTCCCACAGTCACTCGTGGAGAAACTTTCCAGCGAAGCAAAGTCACGCGACATCTCGTTCGCAGCACTCATCCGCGAAAAAGTTTCCTCTTGACAGGAGCGTCGATAAACGCTACCATGAGAGTGCGTTCGACATAAGAACTACCGCCACATACCTGCGGTATACGAAGTACCTGTTAGCAACTACCAACGGTTGAGCCAACAACGGGAGGTACTTCGGCAGAGAGCCCGCCCCACAAGGGCGGGTTTTTTGTTGTATCCACCACTTGCTCGCAACGATGTTCTATTCTTGTTCGCTATGAGCAAACGCCAAGCACCAAAGCATTTCGTCAAAGAAATACGAAAGACTGATGGCTGGGGCACGACTCGCTACGAACATGTTCTTGAGTGTGGTCACTCGGAAATCCTGCCACGTGCTTCGCGTGCGGTGAAGATTGCATGCAGTTGGTGCGTAAAAGCCGAAGAAAAAGAAAATGAATTAAAAAATCTTTCGCTCCGCAGCCCCGAGATACTTGACTTTGATGAATCAATGAGCCAACATGAAATAGAACTGGCAAAAGCAAAAGCAACGCTTGCGTCAGTGTTCGGCATACCGCTTGAAGCGATTCAACTCAATTCAAGTGATGTGGCGGGGAATTTACAAATTGGTTCGGCATACATATTCCTTTCCGCAAGGGATGTACGCCGTTTAACAGATGGATGGGGGAAATAGTGAGTTTTGCAGTTCCAGAGCCACCGAAGAACGGGGCTTGCGTGGGCCAAGAGGTTGAGAAGTGGTTCCCGAAGTTGAACCCATACGAGAACAGTCGGGAAGAACTCCGTATTGGTCGCACGCGAAACACTGAGGCGACGAAACAACATCCGCTTCCTTCGCCCATCTATTCAAGAACTAGGACTTGGTCTAAACAATGCGCCAGCACACTGAAGAACTACTCAGCCGTTTTAATGGAGTCAAAGCCACTGGACCTAGCAGTTGGGCAGCACGGTGTCCTTGCCGTAACGACGACAGCAATCCATCAACGAGCATCACCGAAGCGGGCGACGGGAAAATTCTGTTGTACTGCCACAGAGGGCTTGGGTGCGGGGCTAAGGAAATCTGCGAGGCAGTAAACCTGACGCTACGTGACCTAATCCCAGAAGAAGATCGTTCACGCCCAATGGATACATATGACGACAAGCCAGTCAAGCGTGATGCGAAGCCAAAGCCGAAGCCAGTAGCCAAAGTGAAGCCTGCGTCCAAACTCACGCTGACGAACACGTATGACTACACCGACGAAGCAGGGAATCTCCTATTTCAGAAACTTCGCTACGTCAATGAAGAGGGCAAGAAAGAGTTTCGTCAACGCAAACCAGATGGTGCTGGCGGTTATGTCTATTCTCTGGGAGATACGCCAAAGGTTCTTTACAACCTCCCATCAGTCATTGAGGCGAAGAAGAAAGGTAGAAGCATATGGCTCGTAGAGGGAGAGAAGGATGCCGATACTCTGATCGCCCTTGGCGACACCGCAACGACGATGCCAGGCGGGGCTGGGAAATGGCTACCCATTCATACAGAAGCACTTGCAGGGGCAAAAGTAGACATCATTGCCGACAACGATGAAGTTGGGCGCAAGCACGCAGTCGCAGTTCTCAAGGAACTATCCGATGCTGGATGCAATGTCATGGCGTGGGTGTGTCCTACACACAAGGACATCACCGACTACTTGCTGGCTGGTGGAGACACTATGGACTTGGAGCAACTCGTTCCAGACGATAGTGACCGTATCCCGCTTGAAGAAACACCTGATGCAGAGTTTGAGGAACCAGTAGAGCCACCGCCCACAGTTGTGGAACAGGTTGATGAACGCCCAAAGACCAAGGCAGAAGAAGCCGTAGACAAGATTCGTGTCCTCCTCACAAGGGAGAACATGTCGGCGAATGCGATCATCAACCGTGCGAACCTCCTTATCTCCGCCGCCGGAGCCGACAGTCCCGCGAACCCGGGTCGCCTTGTTGAGTGGCAGTCATTTGTTAATGAGGTATCTGATGACTCTTATGACTGGGTAATCCCGAATCTCCTTGAAAAACGAGAAAGAGTGATTGTTGTTGCGGCAGAAGGCGTTGGAAAGACAATGCTTGCTCGTCAAATCGCTATTTTGACATCACTTGGCGTTCAGCCATTCACTTTTCAACGCATGCAACCAATCCGCACCCTGACCGTTGACCTTGAAAACCCAGAGAGAATCATCAGGCGGTCATCGCGAGATATCTTCGGCGCTGCCATGTCATACGGATATGCCAAGAAGTCCCTCGCCAGCCTCGTCATTAAGCCAGATGGTCTGAACCTCCTTTCGGCTACAGACAGACTTCTTCTTGAGAGTTACATTGAAGACGCAAAGCCAGAACTTCTCGTCATGGGTCCTTTGTACAAATCATTCATTGACCCAGGCAATAGAACCTCTGAAGCAGTAGCCATTGAGGTCGTCAAATACCTTGACACCATCCGCACCGTCTATGGGTGTGCCCTCTGGCTAGAGCATCACGCCCCGCTTGGGGAGAGCCAGACGTCCCGTAATCTGCGACCCTTTGGTTCAGCCGTTTGGTCACGCTGGCCAGAATTTGGTCTATCTTTACAGCAAGACCCAACTTCTGTGGGAGAATATGTATATGACGTCAAGCATTTCCGTGGAGAACGAGACGAACGACATTGGCCATTAAAAATGAAGCGAGGGAAGAAGTTCCCGTTTGAGACTTTGAGTTTCAAGAGCCCATCAAGGTAGGTGACCTCATGAGTGAGGGTGGAAAAGTAATGACGCGAGAGTTTCTCGCCGAGAGAGATGCTCGTATATTCAAGATGCGCCAGGCAGGTATGTCTGCTTCTGACATTTCCAAGAGATTTGGTGTCAGCGTAAGTGTAGTACAAAAAGCGATTCAGCGTCAACTAGAAAAACTAAATCGTGAAACACTTATGGCGTACCCTGAGGTACTTCGCCTTGAACTTGAGCGTCTTGACGCACTCCAGTCAGCACTTTGGCCCATGACTCAGCACCGCAAGATCAAGACCGACGACGGGACTGAGGTGCAGGTTGAGCCAGATATGAAGGCGATTCAGACAGTGTTGTCCATCATGAAGCAACGCTCACAACTTCTTGGCATGGAGCAAAACAACCTCAATATCCAGATGGACGTCACCCAGAGAGACACGATCAAGTCAACAATTGTTGGCGAAAGCGAAGCGAAGCCCCTCAATTCCTTCAATCCAGAGGCAGAAGCACGTGGTCTTTTGGAGGTTATGGGTCGATCTGGCGTTATTTCACAAGAAATGATTACCCAACTCTTGGGTGAGAGTGCAGTTACACAGCCGATAGAGGTATTTGCGCTAGAGTCAGCGGAGGAGGCAGACGCATTATGAGTGATGAAAACAACATCCAAGCGGTAGTAGACAAACTAGCCGAGACCATGGATACGACCATTAGTTCAGGAATCAGCGAAGACGACGGCCCCGCTGTCGCGCAGATCATCGTAAGGGCAAACCCAAGTGACCGTGAAAGATGGAAACTTGCAGCCAATAAAGAAGGAAAGAGCCTTGCTCAGTTCATCAGAGATGTCGTAAACGACAAGGTGACTGACATTCTTGACTGTTCGCACCCCACTAATATGAGACGCTATTACCCGTGGGCGGAGTTCTGCTTGCGTTGCAACGCACGAATCAGAGGCTAACTCTTACTATTGTGCTTTCGTAGGCGAGAACGACGATTCTCAGGGTTGAGTTTCATAATCTCTAGATACTCAATGCGCTTCCGTAGATTCTCAAGAGCCTGAGAGCCATTGCGTCGCTTCCTGACGCTCGTTCCACCCCAAATGCCGTATTGCTCACGGTTTGAGATGGCGTGTTCTAGGCATTGGACAGAGACAGGACACGAGTCGCATACTTCTCGTGCCATTGCTGTCGGCTCTCCAGCCTCGGGATAGAACAGTTCTGTGTCAAGTCCACGGCAAGCCGCTTGACTCATCCAGTTAGATAATGGTGTGGCGATGGTGGTGATGTCCCCTGTCATAGGAACATACTACCACCAACGCCAGCCATTGTCAATAGTTTAGTCTGATTATTTGATAGGGCAAGCGCCAGTAGCGCAATCATCCAACTCAACAGCGCCATCAAACGCGGGGCGGTGGAGCGGGATGGAGAAGTCAATCTTGCCCAGCATCTTCTCGTATGCTTCCTTGCTGATTTCCTCGTAAGGAGGAAGTGGGAAGTTGTGGTCTGTGTGGAGAAGGAACGAAACAGACTTCACGGCATCGTCGTAGTTCTTTGACAGCCATTCCTTGATTTCTGAAAGTTCTTCCTTGCGGTAGTAAACCGTTACGGAGACAGCATTGTCTGCCCACTCGGTCTGCATCTTCTTGACCCACTCCAACTGAGCAACCGCAGTCATGTCCTTGGCGAGAACAGAACCCTCAGGCGACTCGCATGGGAACTCAACGACAAAGCGTGTGTGATCTTCTCTGCCGTCAATGCCGACATCGTACTGAACCTTGTAGCCCCGCTTGCGACATGCCTCTACCAACGGATCGGATGATCCAAAGCGAACACGACGGATGTAATACTGGGCAAAGGCAGGGTGGATGCCTGGAGTTACACCTGGAAGCAAGGAAAGAGTCCCAGATGGCTGAACTGTTGTGAGTCTGACCGATGTGGGGAAACCATTGTCCTTTGAGTACACAGCAACAAGTGCTTCAAGAGCCAAGTATGCAGGATCAAGACAAG